TGGTGACGGACCCTGACGCGGCATTCAGCATGCAAGCGCGGCAAACCGAAGCATTGGCAAACATGATGAGCGCGGACAGTTCGCGGATTGACACGCTGTTTCAGGACGTGGGCGCGATGCGTGGGACGGTGGAGGTTGTTCACTCCAAAGTCAACGACGTTGCGGCCGGGGTGGACAAACTCAGTGATGCGCTGGCGGTGATGGTGCGGCACGAACTGACGATGGAGCACACGGCGGCAGAGGTGCGCGTGATGACCGAGCGGCAGGGCAAATTTGACGAGCGGCTGCACAGCCTGGAGCGCAAGGCGCCCGGGTGGGATGAGGCACGGACGTGGTTGATTCGGGCCGGCCTTCTCGTGTTGGGCGCTGTGGGCATGGCTGTGGTTGCGCTGGTGGTGAAGACCGGGGGCGCGGGGTGACGATGAAGCGCATTGAACTGATCCCCGAGTGGCGCCGCGCACTGCGGATGCTGTCCGTGCAAGCCAACACCATCAACGCTGCCGGGCTGACCGCGTGGGCAACGATGGGCGATCTGCGCGAGAAGATTCCCGTTGAACTGGTGGTTGCCTTTGCAGTCACCATGCTGGTGCTGGGCACCATCGGCCGGCTGGTCAAGCAAAGTGGCGTGAGCAAACCCGAATGAACTCTGCCGACTTGCAAGACCTTCCTGATGAAGTGCGGGAGGAAATCCAGCGCCCGCAGAAAGAGCGCGGCGATGCTCTGAACGGGCTGGCCACGCACATTGCCAAGCTGCGCGACGAGGCTGTGGCAGCGCGCAAGGAATCCGGCATCGAAGCGACCTGGCACGACAACGAAGAAGCCTACCTGGGCATTGACGACCTGACCCGCAACGACTTCATGGCCGCCAAGTGGGCCAAGCCGATGACGATGGAAGGCGGGCTCATCAAGAAGACGAACCCGGCCGACAGCACCAAGGCGACCGCGTTTGTGATGGTGACTGCGCGCTACGTGGACGCGGGCACTGCCAAGGTCTGCGAAACCGCGCTGCCTGTGGATGGCAAGCCATTCACGCTCAAGGCCACCCCGGTGCCTGAGTTGTCCAGCGCGTCCGAGGATTCCACGCCGGCCGAGCAGATCACAGGCCAGCCGATGCCTGGGCCGGACGGTCAGCCGGTTGCCGTCAAAGACCTGGCCAAGCACCAGATTGAGAAGGCCGAGAAAGCGGCTGAGAAGGCTTGCGCCCGCATCTACGACTGGATGGTGGAGTACAAGCACCCGGCCGAAATGCGGAAGGTCATCTTTGACGGTGCGCGCATTGGCACGGGCGTGATTCATGGGCCGATCCCCGAGCCGCGCAAGGCCCGCGTGCTGCGCCGCGATGCGCAGTCCGGCGCTGTGGCGCTGGAAATCGTCCAGAAGATCAAGCCGGCGGCGCGCTGGGTTGACCCGTGGAACTTCTACCCGGCCCCGGGCTGCGGCGAGGACATCCACCGGGGAGGCCATGCTTTCGAGTACGACCGGATGCTGGCCGCCGAGCTGGCGGGCCTGAGCGGGCCTGGCTGGATCAAGCCGGCCATCATGGAGGTGCTGAAGGAGGGGCCAAACAAGGTCAATCTGGAGCAGGGCAACCCGCACGAACCGCAGCACAAGAAGCAGTTTGACGTGTGGCACTTCACCGGCAAGATCGCCCGCGCCGCGTTTGAAGCGGCCAACGGCGACCAGGCCGAAGAACTGCCCGAGGGCGTGGACGAGGTGCAGGCGGTTGTCACGCTGGTGAACGACCGCGTGGTGCGCGCCATCCGCCCGGTGCTGGAGTCCGACAACCTGCCGTACCGGGTGTTCAACTGGCGCCGCCGTGCCGGGCATTGGGCCGGTGTGGGCGTGGCCGAACAGGTCAAGACCCCGCAAAAGATCGTCAACGCGGCCACCCGGGCGATGCTGAACAACGCCGGCATGTCGGCGGGTTCGCAGATCGTCAGCATCATGGGCGCGCTGATCCCTGCTGACGGCAGCAACAAGATCACGCCCGACAAGCTGTGGTGGCTGGACCCTGCAAGCGCGGCCGGCATTGATGATGTGCGCAAGGCGTTCGCCGCTTTCGAGTGGCCGAACAAGACCCCGCAGCTCATGTCCATTGTGGAGTACGGGTTCAAGCTGGCCGAGGAACACAGCAGCATCCCCCTCATCACGCAGGGCCAGAGCGGCGACACCACGCCGGACACCTTTGGCGGGCAGCAACTGCAGGACAACAACGCAAACCAGCTTCTGCGGGATGTGGGCTTTGGCCTGAACGACACCGTGACCACGCCGCTGGTGGATGACTTCTACGAATGGCTGCTGCTGGACCCGGACGTGCCGGACGACGAGAAGGGCGACTATCAGGTGGACACCAGCGGCGCGCTGGCGATCATCGAAAAGGCGCTGCAGGACCAGTTCATCCCGCAACTGGTGGCCGCGTCCAAAGACCCGGCCTATGAACTGCACCCAGGCCGGTGCATGGAAGCCATGTTGCGCAGCAAGCGGCTGTCTCCCGAGCAGTTCCAACTGACCGAGGCCGAGAAGGAAGCCAAGGCCAAGCAGCCGCCGCCTAAGGCCCCGGCAGTGGAAGCGGCCGAGATTCGCGCCCAAGCCCAAGTGCAGGTTGCACAAAGCCGCGACCAACTGGCCGCGCAGCGCAACCAGAACGACGTGGACCGCGACCGCATCTACAACGAGGTGCTTGCAAGCCGCGAGGCCACGAACTACGACTACAACGTGCGCCGTCTGGAGCTTGAGCGCGAACTTGCTTTGCTCAAGTACGCCAACGAGCGGCAGATCAGTCTGGACGACGCCAAGGTTGCGCTGGCCCGCGACACCATGAAGTTGCAAGTGCAGAAGGAACTGGCCGGCGCCGATGGCGAGGGGCCGCAAGTTGCCACCCCGCCGACTGAACCGGAAGGCCGCGCCGCGCCTGGCCGCGCCTACCAAGAATGACCCCCGAGCGTTTCCGCCTGGCGCCGCATGAGCGCCTGCACCCGCTGTGGGTGGGCTTGGAACGCCACATGCAGCAGTCCCTGGCCGAACTGCGGGCGCTGAACGACACCAGCCTGCCGCCCGAGCGCACCGAACACATCCGGGGGCGCATCGCGCAACTCAAGGCGCTGCTGGCGCTGGCCGACGAGCCGAAGCCGCCGCCGACCTGACACGAATTTGGCCGCCGCCCGCAAGGGCCACGGCGATACCGACCCACCCACTCTCAGCGAGCCGGTGGACAAGCGACCGCCCTTGTGGCGGTTTTTTCATTGCGGAAGCGAAAGCATGAGCGGAGACGCCAGCACCCTGAATCCAGACGAAGAAGCGGCATTTGCTGCCGGGTTTGACGACGACACCACTGCAACGCCCACGGAGACGCCGGCCGAGCAACAGGACAACGCGACTCAGCAGGAAGAAGGCACCACGGCCCCGGCCGAGCCCGCCGCACCGGAGTACGTCCAACTGACCAAGGCGGAACGCGATGAACTGATGGGCCTGCGCGATCAAGCCCAGCGGCAATTCGGCACCGCGTTTGGAAAGATCGGCGGCATCGAGCGCACGTTGCAGCAGTTGAACAGCGGCGCCCAGGTGGAAATCAACCAAGAGGACATCGACGCCCTTAAGGACGACTTCCCGCCATTGGCCGCTGCGCTGGAGAAGGTGCGCAACCTGCGGGCACTGCCCGGCGGTGGCGTGGATCAGGAGCAGATCGCCAATCTGGTGGCCGAGAAGGTCAGCGCGGTGGAGCAGAAGTTTGAGCTTCGCCTGTTGTCCAAGGACCACCCCGACTGGAAGCAGATCGACGCTGACCCTGCCTTTGCGCAGTGGGTGGCCGCGCAGCCCGACGAGTTCAAGCAGACCCTGGCACAAGCCAGCCAGTCCTATGACTCGGCCGTGGTGAGCAACGCCATGACGATGTTCAAGCAATCGCGCAAGGCCGCGCCGGCAACCCCGGCCGCTGACCCTGCATCCGCACGAAGAAGCCGCATGAGCGCGGCTGTGACTCCCCGAGGAACTGGCGGCACTGCTGCCAGCGATTCAACCGACCCATTCCTGACCGGCTTCAACTCCGAGTGAGCTGGTCGCCAACCAACTGAGAAACCATCATGACCATGCAAACTTACGCGCTGACCCCAGCGCGGATTGACCGCTTCAAGGGCGAAATCCTGAAGCACGCCGTGCCCCAGGAAACGCTGTGCCGGATGGGCCGCCAAGTGCGGATGCCCAAGAACTCCAGCAAGACCTACATCGCCCGGCGCTTCCTGCCCTACGGCGCGACGGCCGGCGCCAACCGCAACACGTTCTTCGGGTCGACTTCAACCGCCGACCGTGGCAACGCGATGGTGACCGCCCACCTGGCCAGCGAAGGCGTCACGCCGTCGCCGGACAACATCACGCCGGAAGACGTGACTGTGGTGATGCAGCAGTACAACTGCCTGTACGGCTGGACCGACCACACCGCCGACACCTACGAGGACGACATCCCTGCGAACATGAAAACGCAGATCGGTGAGCGGATCAGTTTGGTCAACGAGATGATCTGCTTCGGCGCCCTCAAGGCCAGCACCAACAAGTTCTACGGCGGCACCGGCAACAGCCGCGCAACCGTGAACGGCACGCTGACCCTGAACATGGTCCGCAAGATGGCGCGCAGCCTGCAAGCGCAGCACGGCAGGATGGTGTCCAACGTCCTGAAGGCCGGGCCGAACTACGCCACCAGCCCGATTGCCGGCGGGTACTTCGTGTACTGCCACACCGACCTGGAGCCGATCATCCGCGACACCCCCGGCTTCATCCCGGCCGAGAAGTACGCGAGCGGCACGCCGATGCCCAACGAGCTGGGCTCCGTCGAACGCTTCCGCTTCATCACCTCCCCGGAATTTGTGGCGGTGCTGGACGCTGGCGTGGCGGTGGGCGCGACTGGCCTGCAATCCACGCTGGTGAACAACGTGGACGTGTACCAGTTCATCGTGTGCGCGGCCGATGGCTGGAGCCAGGTTGCCCTGCGCGGCAAGGAGTCCATGGACGTGACCTTCCTGCCCACCGGCATGAAGTCCAAGTCCGACCCGCACGGCCAGCGCGGCTATGCCGGCGCGATCTGGTGGAAGGCTGTCATGGTCGAAAACCCCGGCTGGGTGGCCGTGGGCGAAGTCGGCATCCCGGCCCTGTGATGAACCTGCCCGGGGCTTGACCCCGGGCGCAACAACCCCGAACCAAGGAGCCAATCATGGCAATCAACACCGCCGGTCAGACCGTCACCGGCAACCAAGTCCCGAGCGATTCCCCGCAGATCAAGGTGGGCCGCATCGTCTTCGACGCGACCGCCATCACGGCGGCCGATTCCACGCTGGTGAACCTGGGCTTCACGCCCAAGTACGTGTGCTGGGAGAACGTCACCGACCGCGTGAAGATCGAATGGTACGAAGGCATGGCCGCCAACAGCGCCGTCAACACGGTGGCAAACGGCACCCGCACCCTGTCTGTGACAGGCACCAACGGTGGCTTTACCGTTTGCAACGCGGACGGCACAGCCAACGTGGACGGTAAATGCTTTTCGATCCTCCAGAACGTGACGCTTGGCGCCATCCTTGCCAGCAAAACCGTGACTTGGATCGCCAAAGGCTGAAAGCACACATGGCCATCAACCCTCATGTCTTTGCTTTTCTCATGTTGCTAGCAGTGCCAGGCATGTTTATTTTTGCCTACGCATTGATTGCCGCTGTTGGTTGGATTGCGGTGGGGGTTCGTGCCCTCTTGATGGGCCTGACTGTCAGGCGTTGACCTGATCGACCGCCCGCCTGAGCGCGGGCACCACGGCTTGCAAGCCCCACCCGCAAGGTGGACCCGGCCCCGAGTGAGAAATCACCCGGGGCCTTTTGTTGGAGCGCACCACATGCGTCATGGAACTACCGGCAGCGATGCCAAGAACAACCCCGTTGCGCGCCAGTTCGTGCAGCCGGAACTGAACAACACCGAACTGCCCAAGCGCACGCTGGACGCGCTGACGGATGACCCCGACGCTGATCGCGGCGAAATCCTGATCGCTGACGCCAGCAGCCTAGCCAGCGACTACGCGGCGGCGCTGGCCTTCAACGAGGAACCCGTGACCATCCTCCTGCACCGGGGCCGCGAGAAGAACGCGCCAACGCATGAGCATGTGAGTGTCAACGGGCAAACCATCTGGATTCCGGTGGACCAGCCGACCCGCATTGCCCGCAAGTTTGTGGAAGTGCTGGCCCGCGCCCAGCCGATGAACGTCAGCACCGATTCCGGCGAGTCGCCCGGCGACCAGATCACGTTCAACAACGTCAATCGCTCGCTGTCCTCGCTGTGCAGCTTTTCCGTGCTGGAAGACAAGAACCCGCGTGGCCGCGAGTGGCTGACCCGCGTGATGCGCGAGGGCTGACCGCGTGAACTACTTGGAGCTGGTGCAGCGCCTGCACCGCGAGTCGGGCCGCAGCACCGCCGCGCCGGCTTCAGTGACCGGGGCCAACGAGCGCGCCGCCCGCCTGTTCGATTGGGTGGCCGACGCCTGGCGCAACCTGCAGATTGAGCGTGAGTGGCGCTGGATGCGCAACACGCTGGACGTGGCGCTGACGGCCGGGCAGCAGACCTACACCGGCACCGGCCTTGGGGCTGACCGTTTCCGCCGCTGGCGCATGGACGACGACACCTACAACCCGTGGTTGTACGTGGACGGCGCCATCAACAGCCTCTGGCCGCTGCAGTTCGTGCAACTGGACGAGTTCCGTTCGGTCTACGTCTACCGCACCTGGGGCGATGCCACGCCGATTGCGTGGACCTTCGACGAGTCGAATCAGCTTCTGGTGGCCCCCAAGCCGGCGCTGGCCTACAAGCTGCGCATCGAATACTGGAAGTCGCCGACCGAGCTTGCGGCCGACGCCGACGAGCCCGACATGCCAGAGGAATACCACCTGATGCTGGTGTGGCGGGCCTTGCAGGACGTGGCCATGTTTGACGCTGCGCCCGAGGTACTTTCCCGGGCGCAGACGAAGTACGCCGAACTGCGCACCCGGCTGCTGCTGGATCAAAGCCGGCTGCCGCACCGATGACTGCCTACCAACTAAACGGTGCAACCAGCGTGCAGCCGACGCTTGGCCTCAAGGTAGGCGGCGTGGGCTTCTTCGGGGGCTTTGAAGTAGCCGAGAAAGACATGCCGACCATCAACCCAAATAGCGGCACGCCAGGCGTTTTGAACCCAACTGACGCCAGTGAACCCGCTGGAATTGTTGCGCGCCACACGCCTTCTGTTGTGCTGGTTCAGCGAGGCGGAAACATCGCGGAGATTCGCCATTCGGTTGTCGGTCCTTACGCCGTTGATGTGGTCAACCTGCCCAACCGGCCACTCTCCGGTGGCGTAGAGCCAAGCAACTCGATGTACGGTGTAAACCTTGAACTTGAACCCAACTTGCAAGTAGCCGTCGCTGTTGAGCGTGCCGGCTCTATCGCCTGCGTCTACTCGGACGCATGGCTTGATGCGCCAGTGCATGAGGCCAGTGTCGGCGTCGTAAGAGAAAAACTCCCGCGCAAGCGCGGCGGTAAGATGGATCTTAGCCATGAAGCACTCCAGTTGCTGATTGGTCAGAGGCCGGCCGGTGTTGCAAGCGCCGCGCTGGCCTCGTCATTTTGTGCTGTATGGGCATCCAGCCACAAGGGGTGCACAGCATGAAGGGCATGCCCAACACCCGCGTGGTGCCGGACGGCACCACCATCGCAGGCGGCATGGACATCGTGGGTTCGCCCATCTTCTCCAAGCCGGGCCGGGCGCGCATTGCCTACAACTACGAGTGGTCCACTGGCGGCGGGCTGGAACGCATCGCCGGCATTGAGCCATTCGACGGCAGGCCATCGCCATCGGCTGCGGTGTACGTCTACCTGCAGTGCAGCGCGACCATCACCGGGATCAGCCTGGGCGACACGGTGGACGGTGCAACGTCCGGCGCGGCCGGGAAAGTCATCTACCTGAGCGGTGCTTTCATCGGGCTGACCCGCGTGACCGGCGCGTTTGTGGCTGAAGACCTTGAAGTGTCGGCAGTCGTCAAGGCCACGGTGTCCAACGAAGCGCCGGCCATTGACGGCTTTCTGGACAACACGCTTGCCAAACTGGCCGCTGATGAATACCAAGCCGACATCACAACCGTTCCGGGATCGGGCCAGGTTCGCGGTGTAGCCATCCTCAACAGCGAGGTGTTTGCGTGGCGCGATAACGCCGGTGCAACGGCCATGGTCATCCACAAGGCCACCACGTCGGGCTGGACGGCGGTTGCCATGTTCCACCAGATCAGTTTCACGGCTGGCAGCACGGCCTACGCTGAAGGCAGCACGTTGTCACAGGGCAGCGCAACATCGACGGTCAAGCGCGTGGTGCTGGAGTCCGGCGCCTGGGGGGCTGGCACGGCGGCCGGCAGGCTCATCATCACGGCGCCCAGCGGCGGGGTGTTCGCGGCTGGTGCAGCCGCTGGTGGTGGTGTTTGCACACTGTCCGGGGCATCGACGGAAATCACGCTTGCGCCTGGCGGGCGCGTGCGGACGGATGCCTACACATTCACCGCTGCACTGGCCGACAAGCGGCTGTACGGCTGCGATGGCGTGAACCAAGAATTTGAGTTTGACGGCACGGTGTACGTGCCCATTAACACCGGCATGGGCAGCACGCGGGCCAGCTTTGTGCGATGCCACAAGAGCTACCTGTACTTCGCCTACCGTGGTTCGCTGCAACGCTCTGCCATTGGCGACCCCTATGTGTGGTCTGCTGTGTTCGGCGCGGCCGAGCTGGGCACTGGCGACGAAATCACCGGGCTGCTGTCAGTGGGCGGCAACACCGACGCGGCGGCGCTCATGGTGCTGTGCCAGAACGCGCTGTTCGTGCTGTACGAGGACGCGACGACAACCCGCATGGACCCGCTTTCTCGGGTCAGTGGCGCGCAGCCGGACTCTGGCCAGGACATCGGCGGCGTGGTGGCGCTGGACACCCCGGGCGTGATGCGCTATCCGTACACCCGGAACTTCGGCAACTTTGCTTGGGACACGGTGAGCATGGACATTCAGCCCATCGCCAAGAACCAGCAATGCGCCTGTTCGGTCTACGTGTCGGGCAAGTTCAAGTACAGGTTGTTCTTTACCGATGGGACGGCCATCAGCGGGTTGCCTGTTGGTGAGGGGCGGTTTGAATGGTCCGTCATCAACTACGGGCGCAACATCATCATTGCCGAGCATGGCGAAATTGAGGGTGTGGCACGAACCTTCTACGCGGACAACAACGGCTGGGTGTACGAAGCTGACAAGGGGCGCTCACTGGCGGGCGACCCGTTGCCGTATGCGCTGAAGCTGCTGCCGCTGACCCAGCGCAGCCCAATGGTCGAAAAGACCTACCGGACTATGCAGCTTGAAGTGGAAAGTTTGGGGGCTTGCACGCTGTATACCTCTGGCGAGTTTGGCAACGGCGAAGACGGCGCAACACAACAAACCGCTGAACAGCGATACGGCGCAGGGCTTGTATGGGACTTGAGCAACTACGACCAAGCCTATTGGGGTACAGCAGCAGTAGGCATGACGACGCTTCCCCTTGAAGGCAATGGAACAAGAGTGTCTATCACGGTGGCAGGAGAAGCGGACAACGAGTTGCCGCACACGATCTATGCCGTGACGGTCCTTTACACCCCTCGCAGGATCATTCGATGACGAATCGGTATTACAACGAGAGCTTCACGGCCGCAATCGGTCAGCTTGCGCAATCCGCAACCTTTGATGCGCAGTTCCGGGCCATTCAAGCTGGGTTTGACAAGATCCAACTTGAATACGACATCCTGCAAGGGCTCACTGGCATTACAAACCTTGCAGGCTTTCCGGCGTCATTCAGCGGCCAGGCCGGCAAGTACGCGGTGGTCAACACCGCCGAGTCGGCCATTGAGTTTGTGAGCGGCGGCCGGCTGGCTCTCAAGACCATTGCGGGCACCAGCTACGAACTGCTGGCCACCGACGCCGGGAAACTGCTGATCTTCACCAACGCCAGCGCTATCACAGTGACGGTGCCGCCTGACGTGCTGGCGCAGGGCGACGTGGTGTGCATTCGGCAGGGTGCAGCAGGCCGGGTAACACTGGCCCCGGGCGCGGGCGTGACGCTGGCCAGCAGCGACAACCTGCTGTCCACTCGCACGCAGTCTGCGCAGATCGCCGTCATCGCGGACGGCAGCAACCAGTTTGGCGTGATCGGTGAGCGCAATGCGCCGAGCTTGGACGTGGCGCTGCTGGATCAGGCCAACGTGTTCACGCGGGTGCAGGGCGTCACCCCGTACCGCGCCAACATCAGTGGTGCAGTGAGCATCGACCTGTCGGCCACGGCGCGGTCCAACAACCTGCACCTGACGCTGACCGGCAACGTTAGCAGCTTCGCGCTGACCAACCCGACCGATGGCGCGGTCTACAACATCCGGTTCATCCAAGACGGCACCGGAAGCAGGACGTTTGCCGGTTTCCCTGCGGCCTTCAAGTTCGCGGGCGGCACGGCGCCGACCTTCAGCACTGCGGCCGGCGCGGTGGATTTCCTCTCGGCCGAGTACGGCAGTACGGAAGCCTCCTACATGGCCGCGTTCAGCAAGGGCATGGCCTGATGTTCACGGTCGGGCCAGCGTTTTGGGGTGGTGCGGCATCTGGCAGCAGCGGGCTCACGCTGCCATATAACCTGACATTCAATCAGGCTTCAAAGTCGGCAATGCTTTCTGCATATTCCGCAGACGGAATAACAATATCGCCGCTGTTGGATGGAAGTGGCGGTGGGTTTGACGAGTACGAGGGTGGCGTATTGCTGTTATCCAGCAACTACGACGACTTTGCTTTTCCAACACCGACAGCGCCGGTCAGTGGCGGGAATACGGCATACATCCGGGCCAACTCATTTGGCGCATCGTTGCCGCAAGATATTGTCATTTCATTGCCGGCGGGCACGCCAGCAAAACGAGTGAATTTTGATTATTGGGCCAGCGGAAGCACTGGCGTCGATGACGCCCTTTTGATCGTCACGTACAGCGATACATCAAGCCAATCGCGCGGGCTTAATACGCCGTCGTCTGCTTCGCCATTTGTGCGGCTTGGATCTGATTTTCCGACAACGCCGCCCGGCGGGTCTGCGTACATCACATCCATCACGATCAGGCAATCAAATGAATGCGTTGTTTCAATTGACAATTTGACATTTTATTCATGATTGGCTCTATCTTCGCGCAACACGCGCCGCTGATCCGCGACTACCCAAGCGCACCGCCGCCGCCGCCTGCGCCGCCTGCCCCGCCGACACCGCCAGAGCCCCCGCAAGCCGAGCCAATCACGTTCAGCGCCGTTATCCGTTCAGGCTTGTATGGCGAGATTGGAACCGCGATCAGCAGCACCACGCTGGCCACGATCACATGCGCAGATGCGGCCATGACCATCGTGCAGTCGGAAGTGGTGGCGGGCCTGACGTTCAGCTACTCGGCCGGTGTGCTGACGGTGGCCGGAACACCGACCGGCAGTACGCGGGTGCAGCGCGTGGTGGTGAGCTACATCGCGTCGGATGGCAGCAACACGGTGCGCGGCAGCACCAGCCACGAAATCACGCTTGTGAGCGCCATCGAAGTGCTGACCATTGGGACTGTATCCGGCGTGTCGGGCCAAGTTGGCAAGCCGCTAGACGCATTGCTTTGCGAACCAACGGCCAATTTTGACGCCGACATTCAGGTGTTCGGGGCGACAGCAATTCGTGGGTTGACAACATCATGGGCTTGGGACCGTGCGCTTGGGACTGGTGAGCTGCGGCTTGTTGGGACGCCCAAGGAAACCTTTGGGCCGAGTGGCGCATACAGTTTTGGGTTTCAGGCTAACGGGCAATCGCTTGGTTCCGCAGTCGCGCCTTGCACCATTGTTCCATCTTACAGCGCACCAGCGCCGGCCCCCGCGCCGACTCCCGCCCCGCCACCCCCCGCGCCAAGCCCGCCGCCCGTACCCGCGCCAGCGCCGGCCCCAGGCTTAGGGCCTGATGCCTTTGCGTCTAGCGTGAAGGTACTTCTGCACTTTGACAGTCTGGATGCGCCTTTTGCCTACGCACCAGAAAGCACAGTGGTGCGTGCGTCAGGCACCAACAGCGCAACGGGCCAAAACTCGTTCATCGCCCCGTACTGCACTCAAGAGACCAACCCAGGACTTGGCTACATGCAGCGGTTTGGCTACTCCGGTTCAGCGTTCTCGCTGTCGGCGGCCAGGCTGTCGCATATGTCGGCTGTCATCCCGGGGGTTGATGGCTTTTCGGATGATGTGTCTGTTGAATGTTTGGTTCGACCGGCTCAAGTGCTATGGGATGCGCTCTACGCAAGCGGAAATTCAACCAGATATTCGCCGTTGGTGACGTGTCGTCGGGCAAGCGATGGGGCTGTCATATGGTCGCTTGGCCTGCGCAGCGGGTTGTTGCGCCCGGGGTCAAGCCCCGGGCAGGTTCATCACAGGGCCGGGATGCCGACTTCGCCCACGGCCACCCAGCCGGGGTTTTCGACCATGACGGCCTTCCACCAGATCGCGCCGGCATAGCCGCGCTGCCCGTGGGGGTCGCTCTTGGACTTCATGCCGGTGGGCAGGAAGGTGACATCCATCGACTCCTTGCCGCGCAGGGCGACCTGGCTCCAGCCATCGGCCGCGCACACGATGAACTGGTACACGTCCACGTTGTTGTTCAGCATTGACTGCAGGCCAGTCACGCCCACGGCCACGCCAGCGTCCAGCACCGCCACGAACTCGGGGCTGGTGATGAAGCGGAAGCGTTCCACGGCACCCAGCTCGTTGGGCATCGGGGTGCCGCTGGCGTACTTCTCGGCCGGGATGAAGCCAGGGGTGTCGCGGATGATCGGCTCCAGGTCGGTGTGGCAGTACACGAAGTACCCGCCGGGAATCGAGCTGGTGGCGTAGTTCGGCCCGGCCTTCAGGACGTTGGACACCATCCTGCCGTGCTGCGCTTGCAGGCTGCGGGCCATCTTGCGGACCATGTTCAGGGTCAGCGTGCCGTTCACGGTGGCGCGAGTGGTGCCCGTGCCGCCGTAGAACTTGTTGGTGCTGGCCTTGAGGGCGCCGAAGCAGATCATCTCGTTCACCAGACTGATCCGCTCACCGATCTGCGTTTTCATGTTCGCAGGGATGTCGTCTTCGTAGGTGTCGGCGGTGTGGTCGGTCCAGCCGTACAGGCAGTTGTACTGCTGCAGAACCACGGTCACGTCTTCCGGCGTGATGTTGTCCGGCGACGGCGTGACGCCTTCGCTGGCCAGGTGGGCGGTCACCATCGCGTTGCCACGGTCGCCGGTCGCGGTGGACCCGAAGAACGTGTTGCGGTTGGCACCGGCCGTAGCGCCGTAGGGCAGGAAGCGCCGGGCGATGTAGGTCTTGCTGGAGTTCTTGGGCATCCGCACTTGGCGGCCCATCCGGCACAGCGTCTCTTGCGGGACGGCGTGCTTCAGGATTTCGCCCTTGAACTTGTCAATCCGCGCTGGGGTCAGCGCGTAGGTCTGCATGGTCATGATGGTTTCTCAGTTGGTTGGCGACCAGCTCACTCGGAGTTGAAGCCGGTCAGGAATGGGTCGGTTGAATCGCTGGCAGCAGTGCCGCCAGTTCCTCGGGGAGTCACAGCCGCGCTCATGCGGCTTCTTCGTGCGGATGCAGGGTCAGCGGCCGGGGTTGCCGGCGCGGCCTTGCGCGATTGCTTGAACATCGTCATGGCGTTGCTCACCACGGCCGAGTCATAGGACTGGCTGGCTTGTGCCAGGGTCTGCTTGAACTCGTCGGGCTGCGCGGCCACCCACTGCGCAAAGGCAGGGTCAGCGTCGATCTGCTTCCAGTCGGGGTGGTCCTTGGACAACAGGCGAAGCTCAAACTTCTGCTCCACCGCGCTGACCTTCTCGGCCACCAGATTGGCGATCTGCTCCTGATCCACGCCACCGCCGGGCAGTGCCCGCAGGTTGCGCACCTTCTCCAGCGCAGCGGCCAATGGCGGGAAGTCGTCCTTAAGGGCGTCGATGTCCTCTTGGTTGATTTCCACCTGGGCGCCGCTGTTCAACTGCTGCAACGTGCGCTCGATGCCGCCGATCTTTCCAAACGCGGTGCCGAATTGCCGCTGGGCTTGATCGCGCAGGCCCATCAGTTCATCGCGTTCCGCCTTGGTCAGTTGGACGTACTCCGGTGCGGCGGGCTCGGCCGGGGCCGTGGTGCCTTCTTCCTGCTGAGTCGCGTTGTCCTGTTGCTCGGCCGGCGTCTCCGTGGGCGTTGCAGTGGTGTCGTCGTCAAACCCGGCAGCAAATGCCGCTTCTTCGTCTGGATTCAGGGTGCTGGCGTCTCCGCTCATGCTTTCGCTTCCGCAATGAAAAAACCGCCACAAGGGCGGTCGCTTGTCCACCGGCTCGCTGAGAGTGGGTGGGTCGGTATCGCCGTGGCCCTTGCGGGCGGCGGCCAAATTCGTGTCAGGTCGGCGGCGGCTTCGGCTCGTCGGCCAGCGCCAGCAGCGCCTTGAGTTGCGCGATGCGCCCCCGGATGTGTTCGGTGCGCTCGGGCGGCAGGCTGGTGTCGTTCAGCGCCCGCAGTTCGGCCAGGGACTGCTGCATGTGGCGTTCCAAGCCCACCCACAGCGGGTGCAGGCGCTCATGCGGCGCCAGGCGGAAACGCTCGGGGGTCATTCTTGGTAGGCGCGGCCAGGCGCGGCGCGGCCTTCCGGTTCAGTCGGCGGGGTGGCAACTTGCGGCCCCTCGCCATCGGCGCCGGCCAGTTCCTTCTGCACTTGCAACTTCATGGTGTCGCGGGCCAGCGCAACCTTGGCGTCGTCCAGACTGATCTGCCGCTCGTTGGCGTACTTGAGCAAAGCAAGTTCGCGCTCAAGCTCCAGACGGCGCACGTTGTAGTCGTAGTTCGTGGCCTCGCGGCTTGCAAGCACCTCGTTGTAGATGCGGTCGCGGTCCACGTCGTTCTGGTTGCGCTGCGCGGCCAGTTGGTCGCGGCTTTGTGCAACCTGCACTTGGGCTTGGGCGCGAATCTCGGCCGCTTCCACTGCCGGGGCCTTAGGCGGCGGCTGCTTGGCCTTGGCTTCCTTCTCGGCCTCGGTCAGTTGGAACTGCTCGGGAGACAGCCGCTTGCTGCGCAACATGGCTTCCATGCACCGGCCTGGGTGCAGTTCATAGGCCGGGTCTTTGGACGCGGCCACCAGTTGCGGGATGAACTGGTCCTGCAGCGCCTTTTCGATGATCGCCAGCGCGCCGCTGGTGTCCACCTGATAGTCGCCCTTCTCGTCGTCCGGCACGTCCGGGTCCAGCAGCAGCCATTCGTAGAAGTCATCCACCAGCGGCGTGGTCACGGTGTCGTTCAGGCCAAAGCCCACATCCCGCAGAAGCTGGTTTGCGTTGTTGTCCTGCAGTTGCTGCCCGCCAAAGGTGTCCGGCGTGGTGTCGCCGCTCTGGCCCTGCGTGATGAGGGGGATGCTGCTGTGTTCCTCGGCCAGCTTGAACCCGTACTCCACAATGGACATGAGCTGCGGGGTCTTGTTCGGCCACTCGAAAGCGGCGAACGCCTTGCGCACATCATCAATGCCGGCCGCGCTTGCAGGGTCCAGCCACCACAGCTTGTCGGGCGTGATCTTGTTGCTGCCGTCAGCAGGGATCAGCGCGCCCATGATGCTGACGATCTGCGAACCCGCCGACATGCCGGCGTTGTTCAGCATCGCCCGGGTGGCCGCGTTGACGATCTTTTGCGGGGTCTTGACCTGTTCGGCCACGCCCACACCGGCCCAATGCCCGGCACGGCGGCGCCAGTTGAACACCCGGTACGGCAGGTTGTCGGACTCCAGCACCGGGCGGATGGCGCGCACCACGCGGTCGTTCACCAGCGTGACAACCGCCTGCACCTCGTCCACGCCCTCGGGCAGTTCTTCGGCCTGGTCGCCGTTGGCCGCTTCAAACGCGGCGCGGGCGATCTTGCCGGTGAAGTGCCACACGTCAAACTGCTTCTTGTGCTGCGGTTCGTGCGGGTTGCCCTGCTCCAGATTGACCTTGTTTGGCCCCTCCTTCAGCACCTCCATGATGGCCGGCTTGATCCAGCCAGGCCCGCTCAGGCCCGCCAGCTCGGCGGCCAGCATCCGGTCGTACTCGAAAGCATGGCCTCCCCGGTGGATGTCCTCGCCGCAGCCCGGGGCCGGGTAGAAGTTCCACGGGTCAACCCAGCGCGCCGCCGGCTTGATCTTCTGGACGATTTCCAGCGCCACAGCGCCGGACTGCGCATCGCGGCGCAGCACGCGGGCCTTGCGCGGCTCGGGGATCGGCCCATGAATCACGCCCGTGCCAATGCGCGCACCGTCAAAGATGACCTTCCGCATTTCGGCCGGGTGCTTGTACTCCACCATCCAGTCGTAGATGCGGGCGCAAGCCTTCTCAGCCGCTTTCTCGGCCTTCTCAATCTGGTGCTTGGCCAGGTCTTTGACGGCAACCGGCTGACCGTCCGGCCCAGGCATCGGCTGGCCTGTGATCTGCTCGGCCGGCGTGGAATCCTCGGACGCGCTGGACAACTCAGGCACCGGGGTGGCCTTGAGCGTGAATGGCTTGCCATCCACAGGCAGCGCGGTTTCGCAGACCTTGGCAGTGCCCGCGTCCACGTAGCGCGCAGTCACCATCACAAACGCGGTCGCCTTGGTGCTGTCGGCCGGGTTCGTCTTCTTGATGAGCCCGCCTTCCATCGTCATCGGCTTGGCCCACTTGGCGGCCATGAAGTCGTTGCGGGTCAGGTCGTCAATGCCCAGGTAGGCTTCTTCGTTGTCGTGCCAGGTCGCTTCGATGCCGGATTCCTTGCGCGCTGCCACAGCCTCGTCGCGCAGCTTGGCAATGTGCGTGGCCAGCCCGTTCAGAGCATCGCCGCGCTCTTTCTGCGGGCGCTGGATTTCCTCCCGCACTTCATCAGGAAGGTCTTGCAAGTCGGCAGAGTTCATTCGGGTTTGCTCACGCCACTTTGCTTGACCAGCCGGCCGATGGTGCCCAGCACCAGCATGGTGACTGCAAAGGCAACCACCAGTTCAACGGGAATCTTCTCGCGCAGATCGCCCATCGTTGCCCACGCGGTCAGCCCGGCAGCGTTGATGGTGTTGGCTTGCACGGACAGCATCCGCAGTGCGCGGCGCCACTCGGGGATCAGTTCAATGCGCTTCATCGTCACCCCGCGCCCCCGGTCTTCACCACCAGCGCAACCACAGCCATGCCCACAGCGCCCAACACGAGAAGGCCGGCCCGAATCAACCACGTCCGTGCCTCATCCCACCCGGGCGCCTTGCGCTCCAGGCTGTGCAGCCGCTCGTCAAATTTGCCCTGCCGCTCGGTCATCACGCGCACCTCTGCCGCCGTGTGCTCCATCGTCAGTTCGTGCCGCACCATCACCGCCAGCGCATCACTGAGTTTGTCCACCCCGGCCGCAACGTCGTTGACTTTGGAGTGAACAACCTCCACCGTCCCACGCATCGCGCCCACGTCCTGAAACAGCGTGTCAATCCGCGAACTGTCCGCGCTCATCATGTTTGCCAATGCTTCGGTTTGCCGCGCTTGCATGCTGAATGCCGCGTCAGGGTCCGTCACCA